TGAGTTGTGATGACCACCTCCATCTTTAGGAAATTCCTGCACCCAACATTCAGTAAATACACATGTATGATTAGATAAATCAAAACCCATTTGATCTAAAAATTCCCATGAACGTTGACCTATATGATCTATATAAAATTTAAGTTCAGGATCGGAAGCTATTTCATATGAATGAGCTACTTCACCAAAATCTGAATTTTTCTTTTTAACTCTTTCTTTGTATTTTTTTGATTGTTTAATTTGATCTAAATGCTTTTCACATTTTTTATTTATGTCATCTGTCCAATGAGATAAATTTTCCATATACACTGGTGTTTTAAAATATTCTTGAAACCCCATCATGTGTGTGGCCATCCTTGATGCCAATTAACTAATGAATATCTGGTACCTGATGTTACTGGAGTAACACGGTGCCAAACAAAAGAAGGAAATATTGTTACTGAACCTTTTAACCTTGCAGGTTTTATAACATGAATTGCTTCTTTTTGAGGATCATTTAAATTTACTTCAAAGTCACCACCTTCATACTCACTACCATCTACTAAAGCTACGGTCATCGATAATTTTCTTATCTTACCATTTTCGTTTTTTCTTGGTCCGCTATCCGTGTGCCAATCATAATGTTGTTTTTTTGATCCTACATATTTTGTAAATTGACAAGACTCAGAAAAGTCCCATTGAAAATTCCAACCTGCATTGGCATTTGCTTCGTGTACTAAAGGATGTAGTTCACGATAAATCCATACAGGATCCATCCATACAACATTTGAGTTACGTTGTTTTTCTAATTTTTTTTGTTCGTTAGGTGTCATGTTATCTGGATCGTATCCAAACGTAACACCTGCTTGTTCTTTTAATTCTTTTCCATACGCAACAATATCATCACATATTCGTGATGGTATAGCTCCATGAAAACACCAATAATAATTTTCTAACTGCATTCTAATTTTCTTATTTTATCTTATACCTTCTTTAATTAAATTTTCAAGATTGTCATGCACATTTTGATATTTTTCTATGGTATTTGTTGGTATCATTGACATATAATCATACTTATTCTTCTCTATTTTACTTGTTCTAATAGTGTGCCATGGCACATCATCATCAAAATAAGACAGATTATTCACTGCAAATTGATCAATATTTTTAAGATTTATATTATATCTAGGGGCTTCAATAAAATCAAAAACGGTATTTATTGTTTCTTGAGGATTGTTAACTAATTGATCGTATGTAACAATAACATAAGCTTCGTTACTTTTAATTATATTTTCTATACTCCAAATACAATTACCTAAGTTTAATGTTTTACTCATTAAATCATCACATAACTTTTCATCAAATTGATTCATAACTTTTAATGTTGAAGCTAAACATTCAAATACTGGTCTGTATAAAATTACAAATTTTCTAGGTATGTTAAGATCTTTTAAATATTGTAAGTTACCTGGTTTACCCCAATCACCTCTATCTAAAACATAGCTACAATAATAATGATTGTAGTAAGAATACAATGCATTTTTTGCAGCATCTAATAAACCTTTCTTGTCAGGAAAATTTTTATAAATATCTGTTTGATCCATACATAATATTCGATGAACCATTTCAACAGCTATACTGTTTGGTGTAACTTTTATAAAATTTGTTTGATTAATTAGTGAGCCAAGCAAAGTATTCCCTGCTCTCGGCATGGAAGATAAAAAATTAATTTTGATACTTGTACCTAATAACTACAGTTCCAGAGCCACCTGAACCACCTGAACCAGCAGATTGACCGCCAGCTCCGCCGCCTCCGCCGCCTTTATTATTTGTTCCAGCAGATCCAGTACCATTATTATTATCTGCGCCAGCGCCTCCACCGTCAGAAGCAGTTCCGCCAGCACAATCACCAAATTGACCTCCGCCGCCTCCTCCACCGCCAGCTCTTCCTACAGGAGAACCCGAAATATGAGAAGTTGTTCCAGTACCACCAAGACCTCCGCCAGTGCTTACTCTTACATCACCGCCAGCTGCACCAGCTCCGCCACCACCCATTCCAGCACGGAAAGAACTAGGAGATGCTCCACCAGTGTAACCACCAGGAGTTCCTTGAGGAGGACTTACAGGAGGTGTATTTCCAGTTCCTCCGCCTCTTGCGTACGCGCCACCGCCACCAGATCCACCATTAGCTCCACTAAAACCTTGATTATAAGAACCACCATTACCACCACCTGCAGAAGTTATTGTTGAAAAAACAGAATTACCACCTGGGTCTGAAGAACCTGCGCCGCCGCCACCTACGGTAATAGGATAAGCTTGAGCTGAAACCGTTAAACCTGTAGGAGCATTTAAAGGGGAAGCTGTGTAAGGATCGCCAGAAGCTTTACCTTCACGGTATCCTCCGCCACCTCCTCCGCCGCCGCCAGTAGAAGAAGCAGGATTATTTGTACCTCCACCTCCACCGCCAGCTATAACCATATAAGAAACTACGTCTCCACCGCCAGCAGAATTGCCAACAGAAGAAACGGTAAAAGTACCAGAAGAACTAAACGTATGAATTTTGTAATCACCTGACGTTGTTTCAGTACCACCTGAAGCTCCTATATACAAAGGATTTACTATTTTTCCATCACTGTTACTAATAGCTATCCAACCTTGAGTTGAGTCTTGATAAAGTATTGTTATTGATTCTCTTTCATTTGATAAAGCAACATCTTGAGTAGCACCTTCTATTTTTTCTGAACCATTAGGAGCAATAGTACATGCATTTGAATCCCAAGTTCCTGCATAATCTACTAAACCAATTTGTGTTCCAGCAGAACCTGCTGGTAAATTTACGGTGATAGCACCGCCTGTTGTATTTACTAAATATCCTTTTCCTGCCACAGCAGTAAATGTCGATGTTTTTACATCGGAGGTTTGCCAGTCAAGAGCACCAAAGCCCGTTGCCGTTCCTGAATTTGTTATGGTCCCTGCAATATTTAATGTGGCTCCCGAAGGCAACGTAATTGTGTCACCTGAAGCGCCTACTTGTAAAGCGGTACCTGATTGAGGTTCTATTTTATCTGTTTTAAGTGTATTATTTACGCCGTCAATTTCAATCGTCATAATGCCTCTTTGATAGCATTATTTTACAGTAATTGGAACTGAAATGAAAGAGCTACTATTGAGTCTTTATTAAAATTTTTACTTATAGAATGTCTCAAATATGAAGAAAATATAATAAGGGTATCTTCCTTTAATTCTTGTTTCCACCGTCTTTTCTTGTTTCTTCCAAACTCATATTCAAACATGACAGTTGATGGTTTGTCTCCTTCTTTTAAACAATATAAAACAGATATTTCAGGAGATGATTCATAATTCCAGTCATCAATATGATGATGAGATCCTAAATTTTCATTAGGCATTAATACTAAACCACCTCTTTTAACCAATATAGGAGTAGGTCCATATTCTCCTCGGTAATGATCTCTCATATAATCATGTATCCAAGCTAGATGTTGATGATCATCTATCTTTATATAATTGTAATCAGCGTACCAATCTTCGTCATCTAAACGTTTTTCTAAAACGTAATTACGAATTGTATTTGATATTAAATTTTTTTTATCTACTTTAAGAAGGTCAGAGATTTTATGTGTAATAACAAACTGTTCGGATAGAACTTTCTTATTAAACATTAATTATAAGGCAACCCAAGCGGAAGCACTAGCATCCCATCTAAAATTATTTGGTGTTTCTTCTGAATCTTTACAAATCCAACGAGTGTTTGTTTCATCCCAAGAAATGATATAAGGTTTTACAGGATCGCCATATTCAGTTACACTTGGATAAGCTACAGGAGATTCCCAAATACACGTAGTCTCATTAAGTATCCATGATGCATATGGTTGTTTTGCATAAAAAGCATCACGATCTTCATCATAAGTGTAACCTATTCCCGCATAGTTTTTGCGAAAAGGAGTTCCACCTAAAGCGTGAACATTAGCTGCTGTATTGTAAGATGTTTGTTTCCATAAAGGCCATCCGTGTATATTTTCTAAGAACTGTATTCCTACTTGTTCATCTTCAATGTTATCAGCATTTTTACAGTCTGCATCTGCAACGACTTCTACGCCAATAACTTTTGAATTAATTCCTAATTTTGCGAAATGTGCCATATCTATCTCCTTATACTATATTAAAAATCTTTT